AGTTGGGAGCGTAAGTTCTGTAGATACTGTGACCTGACTGAGAATATTGTAGCATGGGCTTCTGAAGAGATAAGTATCCCTTACCTATCTCCTGTAGATAAAAGACCTCACAGATACTACCCAGACTTTCTAATGAAAGTGAGAGAAAGTAATGGTAGCATTAAAACCTATGTGGTTGAAGTGAAACCTAAGAAGCAAACCAAACCTCCTAAGAAAAAATCTAGAGTAACTAAATCATATCTCTATGAGCTTACTACCTATGCTATTAACCAAGCAAAGT